ATGTTTTCTCACTCACACCTTTCTTTTTCCTCAAATGACTGACACTTCTTACAATGGTTGGGCAAACTACGAAACCTGGAATGTAGCTTTGTGGATTCAGAATGATCAGTTTCTTTATAACACAGCAAAGGCTTGTGTAGAGTATTGTGGGGATAATGAGACCCCTTATGATAAGTTTGTCCGTTGTATGTTTAACGTTGATTGTTTTCTGACCTCTGATGATGTAGAGTGGAATGGTGATAAAGTGGACTTTGATGAGATCAATGAGATGATGAAAGATCTCTGATAAGTAACACAAACTCATGTCGAATGAGTATAAACTAGGCACTTCTCAGTTCTTTACACTTTGGTTACATTATGTCCAAGTCTCTGATGGTCTCTCTGCTGTCCAAGGCTAACACTGGCTCTGAACTTATGTCGGTTCTTGAAGCAATCACTGGTGAGGTGGTTGTTGATACTCAAGAGGACAGCGTTGATGTGATTGTGTTCGAATGAGTTAGCTATACTTATGGCTGGTCGGTTTCTGACACATTGAGACCGACCAGTTCTTTATACTTAATGATGTGTTGAGTTCTTTATACTTAAGAGTTCAACAGTTCTTTATACTTTTGGACAGTTATTGTGGGGGTTTTATTATACCTTCGGGGGGTGTAACGGTTATATAAAAAACCCATAAGTCCCTAACCTACAAAAGTGTGTTCCCCCGAGATCTTTATACATCTCTAAGTATCTCAAAATCCCCTTCGAGTTTCACTTAATAAAAAAAATTTCCCGTCATAAATTTCCTCAAAACCCCCCTTCAGAAGAGTATAGAGTATGTCTAAGAATTCCCCCTATTGGAATTTCTGGAAAGCTGTCTTTGCAGGATGGTTAATTCGATATCCCAGACAAGTATTCAAAATTTCTTTAATTTTATTTTTAGTTGTATCAGGATTGATTGTCAGTCCTTTTGTGAATTACTCTGACACTCAGACGCCTGAGACTACAGAGAGAGTTGCAAAATAATGACAGATGTGTTAGAATAGGAGTATCTCAGAAAAATTTTATGTTACTTTCAGTTGATGATGCACGGTATGTTGCAAAGTTATTCAAAGATTATTATTTAAAGTTTGAGACCATTCAAGACTATCAGTATGAGTGTCTGAAGTATCGTGAGTTTCCATCTTCATTGTTTGGTGATAATGATGAGATTTTTGATGCCTTTGAGATGAATCCTTCAGAGATGAATTTCAAGATTCATAGTATTGATAACATGAGTCCAAAGGAGGGATATAAGAAGTATCATGAATTATTCAGCAACTTATTAGAGTTGACTGGAAGTAATCAGATTGAGCGTTCGATTCCTGGAAGAAAACTTCGTTGGTTGATTGAGGAAACTACGACCAAAAAAATCGTTGGTATGATACGAATGGGAAGTCCGACGACATACTCAAAACCTCGTAATGATTTGCTGGGTGAGGTTGTGAACTTGAATCACTTAAATCACCACATGGCAATGGGATTTAATATTGTTCCTACACAACCTTTTGGATACAATTATCTTGGAGGTAAACTTCTCAGTTTGATGTGTTGTTCTCATGAAATGAAGAGACAGTTTGATGAGAAATATGGCACAGATCTTGCGTTCTTTGAAACAACGTCTCTTTATGGTACCAGTAAAGATAGTTCTCAGTATGATGGATTGAAACCTTACATTCGATACATTGGCCTGAGTATTAGTGATTTGGTTCCTCTGATTCAAGGTGACCTTTATGATCACTTATGTGACTTCTTTAAGTCTCGTAATAACAATCAACATCTTGTGCCATTGACTGCATCATCTCGTAAACGTAAAATGCAAACAAAATGGGTTGCGGAGGTTAAAAAATCACTGAAGGAAGTTCCTGATGAACGAAAGGATTTTGAGAATACTATTCTTCATGCAAAATCTTTGACTGAACGTAAGAGAACATTCTCATGTAACTATGGATTCAGTAATTCAAAAGAAGTAATTCTTGGCAAAGAAGATGTTCTCATTCCAAATCCAGTCAACTATCACAAATATGAATTGGATCATTTAATTGAATATTGGAAAAATAAAGCTCAAAAACGGTTCGACAAATTGAAACTGGAGGGCCGTGTTCGGACTAAAGTTGAAACTTGGAATTCTGATGAATCAATTGACATGATTCGATAATACATACTACTACCTCAATGGAGGAATATGGAAAAGGTATATCACATTTACATTAAGGATACTTGTTTGCTTCATTCAATCTCAGAAGAAGAATTTGAAGTAACTTGGAAGACCATAAAAAACATGGTTGGAATTATGAAAACGGATTACAAAGTGGAGGACTTATCGTTTGAAGAACTTGTTGTCAATAGGCAATCCTGTCTGGAATCCTCCTATTGACACGACATACATACTAGGATAAAATTGAATTGAAGGTTTATTTAACTTTATGAATTTATTGGAAAAGTTTTACGATAAATTGCCAGAGATTCTTGACGAAAATTGTTGTTGGGAATGGAAGGGAGCAATAAATCATAAAAAAGGTGGTTACGGTCAGTTATTTCACGATAACAAAACTTTAAAAGCACATAGAGTATCTTACGAAATATACTATGCTAAACCATTAGGTGATCTTCATTGCCTCCATAGATGTGACAATCCTTCCTGTGTAAATCCCCTACATTTATTCGCAGGAACAAATCTCGATAATGTAAGAGATAGAGTAAAAAAGGGAAGGTCCTTTAATGGGAATCAAAAAGGTGAAAATAACGGGGCATCAAAATTATCAGATGATCAAGTATCAAAAATTAGAGAATTGTATAACTCTAGAAAATATACAACCCTTAAACTAGGAGAACTGTATAATGTTCATCGTTCTACAATTTCTTATATCGTAAACAACAAAACTTATAAACATTTATTGGAGGTTTAATTCGTGGCACGTGGATTTACCGTTAAAGCAAAAACACCTACATCATCAAGTCCTGAATGGAATTATGATGCAATTAAAGAACGAATGAGGGGTAAGAGCATTGTATTTTGTCTTCCAGGTCGTGGGTGTTCTTATATCTTTCTGAAGAACTTTGTTCAACTGTGCTTTGATATGGTACAGAATGGAATGAACATTCAGATTTCTCAAGACTATAGTTCCATGGTGAACTTTGCTCGTTGTAAAGTATTGGGAGCAAATGTTCTTCGGGGACCAAAACAAATTCCCTGGGATGGAAGACTTCAATATGATTATCAACTCTGGATTGATAGTGATATTGTATTTGATACAAACAAGTTCTGGCAACTTTGTGATCTTGCACTGAACGAAGAAGGTGAAGAAAAAGAGGTTGTTGCTGGATGGTATGCTACTGAAGATGGACACACAACATCAGTAGCTCATTGGTTGGAAGAAGATGACTTCCGAAATAATGGTGGAGTGATGAATCATGAGACTGTAGAGAGTATTAGTAAGCGTAGGAAACCATTTACTGTTGATTATACTGGATTTGGTTGGGTACTGATTAAGAAAGGAGTCTTTGAAAATCTTGAATATCCTTGGTTTGCTCCAAAGATGCAAGTATTTGAATCTGGAGCAGTTCAGGATATGTGTGGAGAAGATGTTTCCTTCTGTTTAGATGCTAAAGATCGAGGATTTGATATTTGGTGTGATCCTCGTATTCGTGTTGGACACGAAAAAACCCGTATTATTTGATATAAAATTAGGAGAAAGACTATGGCAATGAACAATAAAATGGTTTTTGAACCTGGAGCACCTAAGAAGACGCGTCAAGGACGGTCTGCTCGAACTCTTCTTTCACCAACTTCTCGTAATGGTAGGAAAAAGCGTTATCGGGGACAAGGAAAATAAGATTTTTTCAACATCTTTGAGTTTTTCAAAGGTGTTTTTTTTATGCAGATGGTAAATAGTTACATCAAAATCGGGATAGAAACCCCGTAAAAAGTTCTGTTTTTCTCTTATTGGAGCAAACAGATGGCACAAAGTCCAAATCCTGACCGAAATCGTGATTATATGCGTGAAATGTGGGGTACTTCTTGTCTGATTACAGATTATCAATCAGTTCCAACCAATCAAAGAATGCTTCGTGAGATCGAAAATGACGATCTTACACCCAAAAAGCATGATTTTCACATTCAAAACGAATTACATTCAAAAATTCGCAATGATGATGATTATGATGACTGGGAATATGGAACAGAACCTTTGTATGGGTGAATAAATAAGACAGAATTACTATATTTTTATGCCTGTAGAGCGGCTAAATCGGGGTTTCAGAGATATTAGTATGTCATTTAAGGTTAATCCCCTAAATGATGACCTGATTGGTCTTAAAAATGAGACGGCAATTGCTCGTTCTATCAGAAATTTGGTATTAACGGCTCCTGGAGAAAGATTTTTTAATCCAAATTTGGGTTCTCAGGTCTCCAGAAGCCTTTTTGAGAATATGGATGAGATTACCGCATCCGTAATTAAAGATGAAATTGAAAATACCATCAATAACTATGAACCAAGAGTGGATTTAAAATCGGTCAATGTCTCTCCCGACTATGATAACAACGAATTCAATGTAACTATTGAATATTATATTGTTGGGATTGATGTTTTACCACAACAGCTAACGTTTGCACTGCAGCCAGTAAGATAAATGGCACTAGTAAATTTTACAAATCTAGATTTTGATCAAATAAAGACATCTATTAAAGATTATCTTAGATCAAATTCAAATTTTACCGATTATGACTATGAAGGGTCAAACCTATCAACCATAATTGACGTTCTTGCATATAATACTTACATAACCTCATACAACGCTAATATGATTAGCAATGAGGTGTTTATTGATAGTGCTACGTTGAGAGAAAATGTGGTTTCTTTAGCTAGAAACATTGGTTATGTTCCAAGATCAAGGACTTCCTCAAGAGCTAATATATCATTCTTTGTAGATACATCTAATCTGACAATAAATCCACTTACTTTAACCCTTAAGAAGGGGACTGTCTGCACTTCGTCATCCAGATTTGCAAATCAAAGTTATTCCTTTACCATTCCAGAAGACATTACTAGACCAGTCGTTAATGGTCTTACATTATTTGAGAACATTGATGTATATGAAGGTTCTTTTCTAGTTAAAACCTTTACTGTTGATTCTAGTAATCAGTTTCAAAGATTTATCTTAGATAACCCAAACATTGACATCAATTCAATTTCAGTATC